TAAGTTGAACCGTTACTGGTTGAGAATCATCTTTTGTACCAAAATAGATATCAACGGATGATAGGAATGCACCAGACTCATCACATCGGAAAGACTGTGCTAGAGGATCCATATACTGTACTGTCCTCTTTGTTCGTCCAACAACAACATTAGTTTGTCTAAATGACGTTAAGGTTCCAGCAGTTGTATATTCACCTTCTCCACTACTTACAGACGCTTCATTTCCAGGAAGTGGTGTCTCATTACTTAGGGAAGAAGATAATCTAAATGTTTTAGTACCATTTGTAAATCTTAATGGTGGTGCTGGAGATGTTAAAGGATTTCTAACAAAGAATGAACCATATACATTTCCAATATCATCACCAATTAATCTTATATTAGTAACTGTTGCTTCTGCATTACTTGTCGAACCAACTAATTTCATTCCATTTTCTAGTCTACCAAAATAACTTCCAGTAGCTTCTTCAGTTAATGAACCAATATCAACATTTAATACAGTTGAAGAAGAGGTATAAACTGATGATAAAGAACTTCCTGAATCATATGGATTTACAACATATGGAGTATAACCAGTACTTGTTGAATCATTATAAGTACCTTCTCTATGATTTGCGTTTGCTGTTCTAAATGTAATTACTGGATTTGTACTATCACTACCAAGATACCCTTTAACATCTTCAGCCACTGAGAATGTTCCAGAAGTCATTGATATTTCTATCAATTTTGGAATAATATCTATTCCACTTCTTCCATCAAAGAATGGGTAATATTGTATTCCTGGTTTTAGAGCATGTGCTTTGAAACCAACGTTTCTAGATCTAATATGGGTTTCTGGTACTGTTCCAGTTAATATAGTTTCAATATATTCACTATCAAATTCAAGAGTAGTTGTTGTTATTTCATTATCTGCTTCAACAACACTAATTACCTCACTTAATTGATTATCTAATATTCTTTGGAATTCAGCTGATGGATCTGCTAAAGTATTTCCATCAACAACAGTCCTCTTACCACCATCTACAGTTACTGTTCTTGTCCAATTATCTGAAACTGGATCTAAGGCAATCGTTCCATCAAATGCTACAACTTCAAATGGGTTTATATTTTCAACTTGAGATGCAAATGCATTTGCAATCCAATCAGTTTCTGAATAATCTAGAGTAATTAAATCACCAGTTTTTCTAACATTAGTATCCAATAAAGTTAAATTTTGAGTATAATCTGCAGTGTCTGAATTTATAGATGGACTTAAACCCAATTCAGGTTTAAAAGTATATCTATCTAAAGGAACAATTAATTCACCATTTACTATATCAACATCAACCTTATTGTCTGGATTTTGTACATCCATACGACTAATATCTTTAAAATTATCTACAAAGAATCCAGATTTAAACCTATCTCCAACTTCATCTCTAATTTGCAATGTTTTTGTATCAAGTTCAAGCATAGTTAAACTTGTAACAATCTCTAAATTGGTAATTCTCTTATCAAGTTTACCAATATCTCTCATAGTATATCTTTTATTATCAATTAAATTTATTCTTGCATTACTTGGACTATAAAGATAAGCAGGAAGTGTAATTGTTCCTACCTCCATTCCAGTCTCAACCATAGCAGGTGCTTTAGGTTGTAATGAAGATACACCTTTTAGGACAGAAAATTCTGGTGTATTATCCTTACCAAGACTAAGAATTAATTTATCAATTCTTGGTAGGTAGAAACTATATCCTAAATTAGAATCACCTTCAGGTGAAATTACTAATGTAGATGCATTACCTGCAGTACCAAAATCTCTACTTGAATATACAAACGGAGATACTGTAGTACTACTAAACTCTGAAACTCTAGGTCTAAAGTCAAGGGTATCAGAAGCTCTAACATTATTTCCTAATAATGGAACATCATCTGAAAATCTAGATTCATCATAAGATTCTACTGTGAATACATCACCAGTATCATCAGCAGGAACAATATAAGAATTATAAACTACCAATAATCTTTTAGATGGTTTTGCTGTACCTGCTTTTCTAACTATCCTAGAATAATCATAATATTGTTCTCTTTGCCCCTTATCCAAAGAATATCTATCAGTAATATTAATATTATTACCAGGAGTTATTGCTTGCAAAGTAGTTGTAATATTTGATTCATCAAAATTAATTACTTCACCAATATTAAATTTATTAGTATTTAAATAAACAATTTCAACATTGTTTGAACCAGTTCTAGTTACTAATTGAGCAACAGCTGCACTTTCAGTTCCAGTAATTCTTTCACCAACTACAGAATTAACATCTAAAGATAATCCAGAAACAGTTGTTAATTTATCTAATGTAGGTGCAGATGTATCTTTCGATTCAAGAACAGCAACAACATTAGCAACATCACAAACATTTAAAGAAATTTCTTTATCTTCTACTCTTAACCCATAGAAATCATTTTGAGTTAATCCACTAGTATTTGTGTTTATACCAGTTTGAGTGTGTGTAATTTGAATTTGCTTACTTCTAGAATATTCCTTAATTTTCTCCTTTATTGTTGCCTTTTCTACAGTAGCATTAATTTTAACAGCTTGACTTCCTAGTAATCCACTAAGAGTAACTTGAGTGGCACCATTAGTTAATGCAAATTGATCTTTTGTTAAATTTTCTGGAGCACCGCCACCACTAGCACTATCATAAATTACTGAATATTTTTGAGTATCAAAGTTGCTATAAAAACCACTTGTTATTCCTGTTGGCAAACTAATAGTTATTGCACCATTAGCATCAGTTGTACCCGATAATTGACTTGAAACTAAAAGTTCAGAACCAGAAAAATTAACATCAGAAATGTTTTTTCTTTCTAATGGAGTATAAAGTCCTTTCTCATCATTATTAACAATTCCCTCAGGTATAATTTTTACCATTGGACTGGTTGTTGTAAAACCAATAGGTACAGAAAAACCACCAACAAGGTTTGCTATTCCTTCTGTAGCCGCAACAGATACTACATTTAATGTTTTTAGATCTGGATCAACTGATGATACCTCATTTACCACAACATTAGCAACACCTTTAACAGCATATTTAACCAAATCACCTTCCTTTACTCCATCAAAAGTAACTCCAGGTCCAGTAATTGTTCCTGAAGTACCTCCACCAGAACCATCTGTTATTGTAAATTGAGTATTTAAGGGTGTTGTAGGTGTAACTAAAGCATTTTTTAATACAGTATTTGCAGAAAAATCTGCAGCATTACCACTAACAGCAGCTAATTGAACTATAGATTTTATATCTTGCGAACCATATTGGATTAATGATTTTATAGATCTTGAAACTAAATTAGTCTCATTGATTAAAACTGCTTCTCCTC